GATTTGAGGCCCCAGTGATGTTTCCACAAACAGTGTTGTTAGGAAACACACCATTGCATTGAGCCAAGACCGCAGACGGGGCAAGGAATAGAGCTAGGACGAGGAGGAGACGTTTCATTGAAGTAAGGTCCATCCACCTGTTTCAAGGATTGGTTTGAGGATTATGGATCCGTAGGAAGAGGCAAGTTGGACCGAAGCGAGGCCTGAGATTAGCTCCGCTCCGAATGGGTTGATGGTTATGGGATTGGCTCCAGCGAAGCCGCCTATGTCTACGACTGTTACCGGAAGTAGAACCCGTTGGCCTGGGATTGCTTGAGGGCTCTGAGGTGTGGCTTTGGCCGAAGGCAGGTTCAAGGTGACAGAGCCGTTGAAGTTCACGGTTACAAGATTGGTCCCACGGGAGATGGAGACGGCTCCTCCCGCAGTGATTGGCAGCACTGCCTGCTGTGGAGAGGTCACCCAGCCGACCGACGGGCCCATCCAATAGCGCTCGTATTGACGAAAGGTGCCGCCTTGGTCTAGGTCTAACTGGGAGCCCATTAGATCCTCCGTGAGGTCATACGGTTCTGGGCATTCCGCCGCGATAAGTCTTCTTTGATCTTGGCGATCTCAGCAGCCTCGGCAATTTCTTCCGGGGTTGGTTCTATTTCTTCAAGAGGCTCTTCCTCGTCGATGACCTGTGACGAGGGTATTCTCTCCGAGTCATGTAAATGGGCCTTTTGTTCCAAACCGACATCTGATACAGCAACCTTCCCTGCAAGAGCCGCAAGGATCTGCTGGTTCTGAGCCATCATGGCTAGCATCGTCTCCATGAACTTGTTCATTTCAGGGTTGACCGGGGCTGTCTCCCGTGCGACCTTCAGTTCAGTCATTTGGTCGATCAGGGTATCGCCAAGCTTAGCGTAGAAGCTATGCCGTTGGGATTCTTCGTCGATGCCTTGAGTTGGGGTCCAAGAGAATTGTCCCGAGATCTCTTTGGCCTCATCATCAAGCGGGAGCATCCCTGGAGTAGGGTTGCCTTCGAAGACAATGGCTCGATCAGGGTATTTAGGATCATCTTTGCCTTCATAGCAAACATGGATCTCGCCATCCATTCCATTGATGCGAACGTTCCAGTCGTCTTCGAGACGGGGGTCAAGGTGCTTTGGGACCCGGAACATTTTGCGTATGGGCTTGCCAGTACGGCTATCGGAGGTGGTGTGCTCCCAACGCTCGGAAGGGACGGAGAGGTAGTGGGGTTCAGTTAATTTCCATCTTGCCATTTTATAGTCTCCTTTGTTGAACGCGGGTACGGAACTCTCATAGCATGTGGGTGGCGGTTTCTCAAATTTTAGTGCCCGTTATAAGCCCTAATCATATTGAACTCTTGTGTCGGCGCTGCCGTATAAATATCAGGTGTGAGAATGTTCCAAATCGAACCTCCAACCGCTCCCGAAAATTGATATTGCGAAGGGAACAAGCCGCCCGCCGATGTAAAATTGTCGTAGTTTGCTTTAAGCTGCGCAATCAGATCAGAAGCAAAGTTTAGCGAAGCACAACGGAATGTATTACACATATGCAAGGAACCAGCATAGCCCGCTGACCCGCCAGAAGTGTACGTGCTGAACGCACTGCTATCACAATCGATCGTAACGCTGTTTCCAGAAACGTTCGTCACCATCCAACCAATCCACCAACTCCCACCTATAGAGAAAGATGAAGCCCCCGCAGCCGATGTAAACGTAATTGGCGTGCCACCCTTAGTCGCGGCGATTTGGAATGTCGTGCCGGTCGGATTGACAATAAAATAGGGCGTGTTGGAAGAAATATTGTCTGGGAGCGGATGCCCGGCTAAATTGAAGGGTTGAACAGGAAATACTATACCTTGGTTGACGACGAAGCTATTGTTCATGGTGATGGTGTTGCTTCCCACCGGGAAGGTTATGGAACCGCCACCGCTGAAACCTGAAAGAATATTCAACTGCGTCATACCACTGACGCCAGTAGTGACCAGACACATGCCGATGATTGCGATATTTCCGCTCGCCGTTGAGCCCGGCTGACCTGACATGCCAAGATCGCCACCGTTAGTAGTAGCCAGTGTAAGAACGCACTGAGCGGCTTTGGAGGCACCTGTGATTGGCGAATTCCAATCATTACTTGCACCGGGACCGCTCATCAAATCTGGCGAATAGCCTCCTTCATAGGCATGCACTTTACTGACGCCAAAACCAGCGGCCCACGTTTTGAACCCGCTGTACCTAACAGACCAGTAGGAATTATTCGGGTATGCAGCAGCGCCCGTTAAAGTATCTACGAAATTATTAAGATTCGTCATAGCAGCAGAGCCGCCGGCTGGCGCTGAAGAGATCGTACCGCCGTTGACCATGAAATATTGCCATGTATTCGTGAACTCGGCCGGCGCACCACGCATGAGAGGAGACGTATAGGTTGCTATGAGAACCGCCGAAATCCAATTCTTAGCTTGACTGACCGTGTATCCGCTTTGGATTGGCGTACCGGCCACCGTCCAAGCGTTGACACCTAAACTATTGTCCTCGCCGCCTGCCGAGGGGTTTATCCCGTCAACAGTTTTCCCGCCGCACTCCATCTCGTAGGTGACGCCGATGTTCCCAATTCCAAAAACCGAAGCAACGGCTTGCCCAAGGATAGAAATTGCCTTGCCGTTCCAATCATAAGGGTTGGTGCTCGCCCAATAGGCGAAAGCTTTGCCGGATGCGTACAGCGAAATGGGCGTGACAGGATTCCAAATTTCGTTGCCTGCCTCAAAGCGAGGGATCATCCATGATGGTTTATTCGCTTGAATATAAGCCGCAAGGCTGCTGGGGTAATCTGTAGCAGGATCAAGCGTTAACGGCGGCACAGAAAAGAATGGATGCATCCCCAGTTGGCTGCACAATGAAAGGCATATTTCGATAGGCACGCAGTTATTAAGCCCCGCGCTAACACCCGTCGAATTGCCACCGACCAACATCCAGCAGTTGAGCGTCGCCTCGTAAGTAACGGTACCCCAGACTTGATTAGCGCTGGCAGACGGCATTAATACAGCCTGACTTAAAGCTGCTCCCATACTGCCACGGAGTGGGATTGCGCCGCCAGTGCCTATGTTGAGCGTTGGGAGCCGCGTGACTCCTGGATTTTGTCCCGTCGTAGTGATGGTGACCGCTGCGCCGCCCGACGTAAGTGAGATTTGAAAATCGTTCGCCGTCTTGTTAATCACATAGTAGGTGATGTGATCATTCGTACCACCGGGACTACCTCCAATATCGGCGTACAGACAAATTGGATCACCATTGACGAGTGGGGTTGCCGTCCAATTAACCCGACTAGTAGCAGTCACGATGGTAACGGCGCTGTTGACGAATGTCGCACTGGCGTTGAAGCGCAGGTGCATCGTCATTTTATCGACAGGAGCGCCTCCAGCATAGTTCCCTTGGACAGGGTTCGACCACGCATAAGAGCCGGGAATTGTGATCGAATAATCATTTCCAGAATTAGTAGTAACCCCTACTGATAGACTGGCACGATATTCGTCATCACCATACGTGACATACCCGACTGACTTTCGAGTTGCCCAGATAGTCGCATTTGATACGTTCGTTCCCAACCAATCCATGAACCGCCAGACACCAAAGCCAGCTAGTATAATTTTGTTAAGAAAAGCAGAGTTAAATACTTGTCCATTCTGCCACGCTGTAAAGTCTACATCAAAGACAAGAGCCATGTTTGAAACATGTGCCGTCCCTCCGAGCGATGCCAGATTAACATTATAGCTGGGACCGTTTACATAACTAGGCGTAAACACGTAAGAGAACGTACCGTTGCCAGTGCTACTAAGACTGCCCGAGATAGGCGTGTTGGAGTTAAGCCCGAGCGAGAACTGCACAACGTCTCCGCCACCAGCACCAGTCACAGTCCACACGAGACGGAGATTTCCAGTGTGTGAAGCTTGTAAAGGTATTCCTACTCCAATAAAGACACCTAATCCAGAGGTACTAATTGATAGTTTGCTGGCCAGCGGATAGCCATCAGCAGCAAGCCAACTTGGATCTATACGTTGATTATTATTAAGTCCAGAATCAGTACCCTGCCAACTATTACCGCTTTTAATTAGATTTATAAACGGAAAATCGGACGATAAGAACGCTGACGCACTTTGACCTTGGGATTTGCCGCCATTAAACATAGAAACACCATGCATGTGAAGACCAGCACGTACAGGAGTAAACCTAAGCATAGTAAAGGATGAAGCACCTAATAGAAAAATTCGACGAGCTACTTTCATTAATACACATTATTACTAATAGCGGTCTGGTAGACATTCATGGCGTTTTGCGCCGCCGCCATTTGAGTTGATGTCAGAGCACCACCAATAGTGACACCAGCTATCGTGACAGTATCACTATTATGCCCAAATCCAGCAATTGAAAAGATGTTTATTGCTATCGCTGGTTCGCCGGTGCTTGCACTTGCAGAAGTCCCGACTGGTGTCGTGACCTCGTTCTTGTAAACTATGATAAGACTAGAACTTGTTCGTGTAAGTGTGTATTGGCCAACACCATTCGTTCCGGTATCAGTTCCTGTATTAAATGTGTTTCCGTTCATCTCCATAGCAATAGTGGGACCGATTGTACTTGTTTCGAGTTGGGTAAATCCATTACTGTTGACGCCTATCAGCGCTCTATTTGTATTACTATTTCCAACCTTAGCATAAACTCTCGCATGAGCGGTATTTTGTAGGAAATTTCCGCCTCCCGAGGGAGTAAAATTCGTATTGATACCGCTGCCTCCATCGGCCGTATATCCAACATTCGCGGAAAATGTAGGCGTGCTGATTAATGTCCACGCCGAACGATTAACTAGATCGATGTTTGCTTGCTGTGTATTTTCAGCTGCAAGCAGCCATACCCGATCCATTATAGTCCAAACGCTCGCCGATTTATAAGCCTGGATCAGGGTACATACGCGCGTCTGTTGCGCACCGCTAACCGTACCGCCAGCTGTAACTACAGCAGCTGCCCACGTAGTAGCATCAGTATCGGAACAACCACCACTTGATTGCGCCAACGGCAGCCATCCAGCCCCCGTCAACCAGACAAGGCTGAAGAGTGCAACGAAAAGGGAAGCGAGCTTTTTCACAGTTGATATCCCCAAGCGGTGACAGCCGTATTACCACCAGTACCAGCAGCTACGGAATTGACGGCAATGGCAGTATTAGCGGCGCTGGCTGGAATGCATGGGGCGAAGGATTGTGTAAGGACGCCAGCGGCAGTAGCGCTTCCAACGTTTTGGATATAGTTGAGTGTTCCTGTCACAGTTCCGGTTACTGTGGCAGCACCGGCCAAAGCTGCTGTTGCATCCGAACTGATTGTGAATCCACAGATGAATGTGGTCTTTGATGCAACTCCGGCTAATGTGGCGGTCGTTGCTGCGGTAGTGCCGGTGGTGGATGCGGTGATTGGATTGGCCGCTGCTGTGGCGTTACCAGGATATTGGGATGATGGGATAACTGGAACTGAGTTTGCAATTGTTGCGGGACCGAGCGTGATGATGCCAGGGCTGTTTGGGTTCAACGCTGTGACGATAGATGTATCGGTGGCAACCGGTGGGGTACTTGCGGCCTTAACCGAGGCTATATTGGTACCTCCAGTGTCAACGATCTTTACGTTACCAATGGTGTTCGTGCCGGCGGGTGTTGCTGATGTGATGTCTGTATGAAGTTGGGATGAAGCGTCTATGTCAATCAGCGTCTCACAGTTCCCATCAGCAGCGCTTTTCGAACTGATATTGCGAGACGCTCCGGTGCCGTCTAGGATCGGGAGGGGGATAGCACCGCAAACGGCAAAGGCACTGTGCGTGATCAGGGAGAACGTGAGGGCTAGTAAGAGCTTTTTAAACATGATCATTTCCTTTAGAAGTGGATCACGGTCGCGTATTGGGAGTTGCAGGCAACGTTGAATTTGAGGTTATTGGCACAACCACTACTAGGTGCACCTCCTCCAGAGAGGGAGTCGGACACGCCGTGGAGTAGTTGCGCTGAGGCACTCACCGTTAGGCATAGGAGGAAGAGAATGATCCAGCGAGCCCGGGTCAATTTGTGAATCCCCAAGCTGAGACAGATCCAACTGTTCCCGCACCGCCAGCAGGGGTGTTGACCACAATGTTGGTGTTCGCGGCTGAGGCCACGAGGCATCCTGGGAATGCGACACCTAGGACACCTTGACCGGAGGAGACGAAGACGTAGGTGAAGTTCATGGTGGTGGGGAGGCCAGTGATGGTGACAGTGCCGGTGATAGCGGCTGTTGTTCCACCTGAGGTGAGGACGAAGCCACAAATATAGGTCCATTTGTTGGTGGTTCCGGTAAGGGTCGCGGAGGAGGAGCCGGTGGTGAAGGTAGTGGATGGGGTTAGTGGAGTTGCATTTGGGCCTGCGAGGGGGGTTGTGATGACGACTTGGGCTAGCACAGCACTTGCCAGCCCTAGGTAGAGTAGAAGTGCTGCACAGAGCTTTTTCATTTCATTCCCTCTACGGAGTTGGTTGTGCGTAATAGAGATCAAATGTAGCACCGACGGAGGCACCAGCTGTGACGATGCAGACTTGTGCCCCGGTTGGGACTGAGACAAAGGCAAACTGACTGCGGTTGATAATTGCATTGACCGATAGGTTTAGGGCTCCAGATAGCGTGGTTGGTGTGGAACAGGGTCCGCCTTGTGTTCCGTATTCAAGCTGTAGCGTGCTGCCTGAGGCGACACTGGAGGTGATTTGATAACCGCAGATGTGAGTGGCTTGATTGGCAACACCAGTTAGAACTGAGGTAGTGGTTGCGGTTGCTACGGTTGTAGATATGACTTTGTTGCATTGGATTTGGTTTAGAGTACCAACGTATTGCGCAAAGGCCGCACTCGGCCATAAGAGTAAGAGTAGAACGAGTGCGGCCCGGAAGCGAGGCATTAGGGGTTACCTTACTCTGAACCAAGTTGTTGATGCCACTACGTACATCCATTCAGCGGATGATCCGGCGGCTAGGGTAGCGACTGCGCCTGAGTTGACAGTTTGACCTGCCGAGGCAGTGAGGGTGATGGTCTGGGTGAAGTTAGATCCAGTACCGTTGACGATTTCCAACATCTGACCATCAAAGGGAGCAGTTGGCGAGTTGTGGGTTACACCTCCGGAGAGGGCTGCGGTGTAGAGGATTCTGGCCGCGAGGTTTCCGGAGGTGGTTGCAGCTGGGGTAGTGCCGGTTGCTGTGGTTGTGGTGAGATAGCCGGTGGCATTGCGGAGTTCAGCGACTGGGATGAAGAGAGAGGGCCCTCCAGGACCACCAACGGCGAAGACGGCGACTTCATTGCCTGTGAGGGTGGTTGAGGTGATCCCCACTTGAGCGTAGAGCCCTCCGATAAAGGCAAGGGCGGCAATGACCACCCCTGCCAGAAGTGCGCGAAGTTTGGTCATTGCTGTTTCCTCACGATGCCGAAGTGCAGATGTAGGAGATTTTCGAAGTCGTGGTGGAGGTCTGAGTGATTGTCAGAGCGGTGGTAGAAGTGGTCCAAGACATTGCGGCTAGAGGGCCGGTGTTCCAAGTAACTGTGCAGTTAGGTGCTGTGACAAAGGCGGTGCCGAAGGTCACAACGCAGGAGGTGGAGCCGGTATTGCCTTGAGTGAAGGTGCCAGAGAAGTCGGTACCGGCAAAGCTACCACCGGTGCCAGCTGAGCAAGCAGAGAGGACTGGAGCCGGACGACCTGAAGGAGTAAGGAGATGGCCCGGGAAGTAGACGCCACTGTTGGCGTCTACTCCAAAGGGGCCACGGGCGTCTTGGGAGAGTTGCAGGGAGGAGGTGATGACTTGGGCAAAGCCAACACTACCCAGAAGCAAGAGCAGGGCAAGTGAGGTGCTCCAGCGATGAAAGAAGTTCTTCATTTTGCGGCTCCTCAGTTTGCGATGTTGATCCCGGCGGGGTATCCGCCAAGAGTTGCATTGGCTTGTTCTGGGAGATCATGACGATCAAGGACCAGGAAGCCTTTTAGGGTTCCAGCGGTGTGAGTGCCGACGGTGACGTAGCCAAGCTGGAGGAAGCGTGGAAGGGCCTGGCCTGGAGCCGGACGGGGCATATCGATGTCTAGAAGCCGCGCACCAGCAATCAAGGAGGCTTCTACAACTACAGGACCGGTGGCCATGACGGTGTAAGAGCCAGGAGCACCAGAGCCGTTATCAGGGGCTCCTTGGATGTTGACGGCAAGGGAAGTGCCGGAGGCGAAGGCTGTGGTTACTTGAACCAAGAGCTTCATCGCTGGGTCATCACCAATGCCGATATCACGCGCACCCGCGCCTGCGGCGAAGGAGGGGAGGCCAATTATGCCCAAGTCAAGTTGGTTAGTGGAGACCTGAGAGCCTGTGGTGGGGTTGTCACCAACACCGGTACCGCCACCAGTGAAGTTGGTGAACATGAGATAGCCATCGAGAATCATAGCGTTGCTCCTTCAGGTTACTTGGGCTTCGTTGGACAGGACTGCGTCCACCGTGCGGATGGGGATGCCACGGAAGGTGGTGATGGGCTTGCCGTTGAACTCCTCGATGCGGAGGAGGACGTTGGTTTTGTTCATCGCTTGAAGGTCGAGGTAGGTCCGGATGATGCGGTTGCAGTAGATCACGGTCCGGCCCATGTCGGCGCGGACTGCTGGGGTGTCGCTTGTTTGGATGGTGGTTGCAGAGACCGGAGCGGTGGGGAGACGGTACAATGCCCGAACCAAGAGGTTGATCAAGTTCGCCGCGGAGACGCCGGTGAGTTGGGTGACGTCAACGTTGGCGATCCGCGCCATATAGCGCCAGTCCCGTTGGGCAAAGCCAATTTCCCACTTGAAGTGCTCCCGGTAGGCTTGGTAGGTGTTGCCCAGACTGTCAGCAACGGGCCATTCACCCATGTCGCGTTGTTGGAGGCCAGCGAGTTTGCCTTTGGGGAAGATCGCGTGGTTGGTATCGGTGCCCCAGGTCATTACCCAGATTGTGGTGTTGGTGGAGGCCGTGCCACCGCCATCGAGGACGTTGTTGGCGGTGTTGGAGTTGGCCACGGTTTTGGTAGAGTAGCGTGGGGCAAAGCCAGTGAAGCGCTCGGGGTTGGCGAATTGGTTGCCGTAGACCATGGTGGAGGCGACTTGTTGGGACATTCCCTCTAGGAAGGCGCGGCTCTCGCTGAGTCTGAACTCAGGGGTGTTACCGTTCAGATCGGCAATGTCCTTGTCGATCACCGAGTAGGTTTCAAGGTTACCACAGGCTTCGACCAACTGAGCAGTGGTGGACTTAGCGTTGGGGACGCCGGTGTTGAGCAGGCGCCAAGTGGCTTGGGGCAGAGCAGTGCGGACTGTGGTCTTGTGTCCGGTCGGGAGATTGCCTTCGACGACCATCATGTCGTCAAGGAGTTCGTTGGTTTGGCTGAGCAATTCGATGATGGCAGCGACTTTGTACCCATCATCCATGCGTTTTGCCCAATCCGCGTAAGTAAGTGCGGTAGTACCTACAATTGCCATTATGTTACCTCAGAGGGGTTAGAGTTATGAAGAGCGAACTCTCCTTGAACTTCTTTAGCCTTACGAAGATAAGCTTCATGTGCTTCCTCCGCATTATCGAACGGACCCATATTCCACACCTGACCGCCGAGTTGAACTTTGGAGTGCCATGTAGACCTCCTCTTGTCCAAGTACGCCCCTCTGAGGCCGGACTCGCCGGGTGTTCTATGAGCATTACACATATTCTCAGACTGTGTAGCTTCTCGAAGATTGAAGATACAATTATTCAATCCACTATCATACCAGTGATCTATTTGATCTGGCATGTATCCGTAAACATAAAGCCAAGCTAAATGATGTTCGTAATATTCTATGCCGTCTAATTTAATCCTACGATAGCGTCCACCACAGACGATCTTACCAGCACGAGCGCCAATAGATGCGTTATAATTTCGTTGTGTTAGATTTATGAACCATCCAGTTCCTAAATCATAACGAAGTAACTGCTTAAGACGCTCACGGGTAATCACTGTTATTGTCCTCTATTATTAACTAAATGAGGATAAAGGGCTTCGGCAATGGAGGGGGCCTGCGGAGTGTTAGGGGCTTTGTTGGCCTCGGGGGAGATCCCACCCGGGCGGATGCTGGGGCCTTCCACGAAGGGTTTGAACATGATGGATAGGGCCTCGACGACGTCGGGGTTGGTGCCTGCGCCGGTTAGGTCCAGGGCGCCACGGAAGGCGCGGGCAAGGGATGGGGGGAGGGCCGAGTCGATGGCCTTGGAGATGTCGGTGCGAACGGTTTCGGCCTTTGAGCCAAAGCGGTCATGGATGTCTCCGAGCCATTCCTTTTGAAGATCGGCCCATTGTTTGTAAGGGGCCTCGACGGCTTGCTGGGTGTTTTTGGCATAGGTGTTGATTAGTTTTTGAGCGGCTTCTTGGGTCAGGCCTAGTTCTTTGAATGCAGCAGTGGCTTCCGAAAGGGCCTTTTCGTCGAACTTGAAACCTTCTGGGACTTTGAAATCGGCATACTTTTCAGGGGCCCCTTCGGCTGGTTCCTTTGGTTTGTCCTCAGGTTTTGGATCGCCTTCCTTTGGCTCAGGCTTGGGTTCTTCCTTCGGTGGGGTCTGGGTGAGGAAGGACTGGCCTTCAGGTTTCTTCTCTAGTGTAGGGGTCGTAGTCGTAGGTGTCGGGTTCTGGTCCTTCAGGGTCCCGTCCGTTTCCCTCGCTTGGGGCTGGTTGCCCTGTGGGGGATCGGTTGTCACTGTCGTGTCGGTCATTTGCTAGTTCCTTGTGGCTGGCTTCTTGCATCATTAGGATGTATTCGGTAGGGCAGTGGACTATGACGTCGGCGAAGATTTGGAGCCCCACGTTTTGGCTTCCACAGTTAAAAGCAGTAATATCCGTTGCCCCACGAACGAAGGGTGTATGGAAGACGCTGCACTGGCCAAGTAAGGAGTGCATCCATACACGACCGAGGGCCTCGGACATGATGCGTCGGGTGTACTCGATACGGGCGCGTTCGGCATGCTTGGCGGCCTTTTCGAGTTTGCGGACATCTTTGCGATTGGAGGCATCGTAGGTCATTTCACGACTACCATCTTGGCTATTTGGGTCTTGGTTACTTCGCATATAACTGTCTCGGCACCGTCTGGTACGTCAGGGCCGGAGATGGTAAGGTGAAGTTCACCAAAGGCATTATCATAGCTTGCACCGGTGATGGCTACGTTTAGTCCTGGCATGAGAAGGGATCCTAGGAAGTGTGGGTCTACTTTCAGTGTGGTCATGACTTTAGCCTCCGGCGACCATTCGTTGGACTAGGTTTTGGCCTCCACCTACGTCGATTTGGGAGGCGTTGGCGCCGGCTTTGGTTAGGGCTTCCATTTGCTGCGCCTGCTGGGCCGCCTGCTGTTGCTGCTGTCTGGCTTGGCGGATGGCGGTGAGTTGAGCGGGAGAGCGGATGATGCGTGGGCTGTTGTTCAACAGCGATGAGTAGATGTCCAGGGCCATGTCGATGTCGAGGTTGTCGACGGCTGCGGGGTCGATACCGGCGAGTTGACCGGTGATCTGGAACATGCGTTCGATGCTTCCGGCTTGGGCTGCATTCTGCGAAATCTCAAGTAGGGAGGAGAACTTAACGTCGATGTTCTTCCCGGCTACTTCTGGAGGGGGAGGTGGAAGGATGTTGGCTCGGACCATGATGCCCCAGACACGGTCGATAATGGGGGTGAAGACTTCGTTGTAGAGGCGCTGGAAGACCGGGCCCAACATTATTAATGACTCTGCCTTACGCATGTCCCATTCGACAGCGGTGATGTTGGAGCGGGTTTCGAATTGGGAGGCGACGTTGAAGAGGTTGTTGAAGAAGGTATCGCGGATGCGCTTGCGGACCTCTTCGAGGTCGGCAGTGATAGAGGCGATGTCGGGTTTCCAATTGCCATAGGCGGGTTTCATGCCATCGTTTCCGGTGGACATCATTCCTTGCAGGAAGGTGATGCCTCCCGGCAATAATGAGGCAGGTTGGTTCTTCAACTGCACATCGGCGACGAGAGGAGGGTTGATGCCTTTGTCTATGCCTTGAGCTTTGCGCCGGGTTTCTTGTTGGAGTTGTTTGATGTCAGGAAGAGCGTCCATGCCAACACTACGGCCATATGGATCGTTGCCAACCAAATCCCAACGGCCAATAATAGCGGCACGTTCATTGAAACCGCGCTTACGAAGGAAGCCGCGAGAAGAAGTACCAGACTGAGGGTTTGTAGCACCACCCCATTCCCAGTAGGTCTCACGATACTTGAAATGCTTGGGAATACCATATTTCTCAGGGTCGGTGTTGGGTTCAATGGCATGAGCGATAATGACCTCTCGGGTTAGCCCCGCTCCGTCCCGGCGATCGTAGAATTGCTGGATCATCGAGGAGCAGTTTTCCCAACCGAATTCGTCGACGGTTTGGGAGATGGTATAGGTGAATTCACGGTAGAAGATGACAGGGCGGTACTTGCCATCGATGTCGACGTAGTATTCGCCAAAGCAGGGGTTGATGCAGTTGATGACGTTGTCGAAGTCTTCGTAGATCAGGAGGACCGCGGTGCCAAAGACCACGAGGTCGAACATGAAGACCGCCATCGCGGTGTAGAAGTTGGATTCCGCGAAGATCAGGTACATCAGGCGCTCGCATTCGGCGAGCCAGAGGGAGACAGGGGTGGTTTGGGTGGAGTCCAAGTGGCCAGCGTGGAGGCCTACCCATTTGCGGGTGGGGGAGCAGGTACCGGAGAACATGCCTGCGGCGAGGTTACGGGCTGAGAGGGTGCCGGTGGAGTCGAGGATGTGTTGGTTGATGGGGGAACCGCGGTTCATCTGGTTCGGGGTGATGAGCCATTTGTATCGGCGGGGGAGGATGTAGTCGGCCAGTTCGCGACAGTGGGTCCACCAGCTGTAGCGGTTGTTACGGAGGCCGAGAAGGCGGCCTTGTTGGAAGGAGCGAAGGCGCTGGTCTTGCTCCGAGGCGAAGTCGGTGTTGCGGGAGAACTGACGCCAGTCGACGAGGGCGTTCATCGGGCGAAGCTCCCTTTTGGTTGCAGGGAGACATTGCAGTCAAAAGGACCGTTGTCGATGTCTCCCTGCCAATGGTGCGATAGCGATTGTGGTTGCGCCAAAGTCGCTGTGGTGTGGCGTATCAGGCCGGGTGGGGATGATTGGACCGGAGTGAATGCCGGCCGCTGGCTTGCCTTTCCTCTGGAGTGGGGCAGGGCTCGGGTCGCTAGGTGCGGCTCAGTCGAGATGCTGGAGGGGGTCATTCGTTAAGCTTCCCACAATCAGAGCATTGCCAAGAGACAGGCCAACCATCTTTGGAGGTCACATGAGCAACCTTCCCACCACACTGATGTAGAAAACATCGTAGCCCAAACCAACGCCGAATAAGTTTGCGGATCATTTCAGGACCTGGAGCTTTGCTCTGCGACCTCGGGGGATGCCGGTCTGCATCGGGTGGGTTGGACCGGTGGGGATGGAACGACCCTTGGCGGCATCGGGCAAAGCGCCGGACTTGGACATATCAGCCGCGGCCATAAGGAAGTTGACCGGCGAAGCTGGGGCGGCCTGGCCGGATCGGGCCATCATTTCAGGGGGGAGCATTGGAGCTTGGGGCATCAGTCGCGCCTCCGTTTGAACCAGACATAGGCTCCTGACCAATGCCAGGCCTCCCAGCCGTCAACGCCAAGGCGGTTCATTTGGACCAATGCACCGTCAATGGTTTGGGTTAGGTCGGTATGTATGTAGCAATATTCCCACATTTCACTTCACTCCCGTAAGGGCCGCTGGGGCGGAAGAGCCCTTTGCGGGAAGCATCTGGGCCCCAAGGAAAGAGGGGGTCGTGGACTTCTGCCCGGGCTTCTTCCCGAGCGGGGCTTGTCCAAACACCGGCGGCGGTGGCGGAGCGGTGGGGAGTTGCGGTAGGGCTGGTTGCTGTGGCTTGTCTGGGGTCATGCTTCAGGCTCCACGCGGATAGTAACGTAAGGTTCTTCAGGTTTCTTGCATGCTTCACAGATGAAGGTTTCTTTGATCTTGGCCTCATCAGCGTAGTCCGGCCAAGGGCCAATGGATTTCATTTCTGAGTTGCATTCTGGACAGGTCATGCTGCCTCCATGTGTTCTGGCGCGTAGGGGTTGTATTCGGTCTGGTGAAGGATGGGCTGGAGGTGTTCCCCGCCGGCATGGGCGTGAGGGGCCAACGGCCCGCCGAAGGTTAGGGCGAGGGCGTCCAGATCGTCCAGAACAAGACCTGGATTATCTGCCAGAATGTCTTCCTTGGGGGTGAGGAGGATCTTGCCTTGTTTATCGTGGGTATATCTAATAGCCAACATCGCGCTTCGCAGATCGGCGTCAATGGGCAGTAGCCCCGTGCGAGTCCATGAACGCAAAGCACCGTACATCGCGGCGCGTTTGTTGGCGTATTGCTCGCCGGCGTTGTCGAAGACGATTCCGGTGATGTCATCTTTGGCTCCAAATTGGACCTCGCTGACGTAGAGATGCTTGGCACGGCAGTTGTCTACGACACCACCTCCGACGCCGCCACCGTCGATGAAGATCCCATCAGGGTGCCACTGGGTCCAGCAGTCGAAGACCGAGTTGGCGAGTTCAACGGTGCTGATGCCGTTGTAGACCTTCCGAGTAATGGACCTAGCATCCCGTCCTTTACGAGGGAAGATAACGCTGTTGTTGGCCCCATACCGGGCGACGTCAACCCCGAGAGCCAGAGGTGTGGAGGCATCAACGAAGACCTCGCGATCGAGGGACATCGCGCCATCGATGTCCGAGACGAGGAAGAATTCCATAAGGCCCTGGAGTGGGAATTGGCCTAGGATGCGGATGCGGACGTAGTCGCTATCGTCGCCATAGATGCCAATGAGTTGGGCGATACGTTTCTTGTTGGTGATGGGAACTTCGCGGCTGTCGATGGCAGTGGTGTGCCACATTCCGGAATGGGCGCCACCTTCGAAGCACTCGCGAAAGCGGCCGGTGTTGCGGGTGGGGTTGCCGTAGATGAGCCAGAGGAGTTGGGTGTCG